GAATGATCTCGATGAGCCGCCCGAGGAAGACGAGGAAGGCGAGGGGCCGTAAAACACCCGCCTCGCAATTTGGAAAATCCCGCCAAGACCGCCCGAAACCCTCGCCCATCATGAGCCTACCGTGCTGCCGAGCCGACCCCGGTGGCGTGCCCAACTCATGAAACACGAGGTCTCGGCAACATGCTGCCTACTATCACCCGCTCGACCACCAATGCCGCCGGTCAGTTTTACACCGCACTCAAGGACCAGGCGACGGATGCCTCCAAGGGCGTACTCGACTCCGCTGCACTGGATAGTGTCGCAGGCGAGCTGACGAACCGCGGCGGGGTTCCGAAGGATCTCGAAGTCGTTCTGGATGAAGCCGGCGATCAATCGCCGCGCATTCTAAAGGCCGTGCTCGACGGCGCCCGGATCTACACCGAGCGCAACGGCGAGGAGCCGAGCGCCGATCAGATCGAAACCGCGCTGCGTTTGGCGTACTCCACGACCGAGCACGCCCGCAAACAGTATTCCTTGGACTCGGCAACTTCGCTGCAGTCCGATCCGATGGCGCTTCAGACGAACCGCGCGGTTGTCGCCATCGTCTCGATGCTCGCCGAAGCGATCCCCTTCGCGCACTACCTGCCTGCCGACATCGGCAGCAACGAGGCGAAGCTCGCGATCATGACCCACAACGCAGGCACCACGTATGGTGGCTACGAGGCGGGAGGGAACATGGACGGCGTGCTTTCGGGTAAGCCTTTCGTGACCAGCGCGCGGGTGCATACCCTGACCTTCGACACCCCGACGTGGGAAGGCTCGCTGACGCGGGTGCAAACCGACGAGAACACATGCAATCAAGCCGCGGACGGCGTGAAGCTGATTCGCGGACGCACCCTGGTGTATGTCGCCGGGCGCGTGGTCGGACAGGAGGCTTCAAGTTCCGGTTCCGGCGCGTCAAGCCTTGCGGGATCCATCACCATTGCGGGCACGCAACATGTGCTTTCCGGCACGGTCAATACCGACACGGGTCGCGTCGATGCCGTCTTCACCCCGGTCTTGCCCGCGGGCTATGTCCCCGTGGTGGAGGGCTTCATCGACTACGAGCGCGGTGAGACGGCACCTCAGCTCGTGTCCGCCGTCGAGACCTTCCTGCTCCATGCCAAGCCGTGGCGCGTGACGACCTCGCTTTCCATCGACGCCCGCACGCAGATGGCCAACGAGCTTGGCCTCGATCCTTACGGCGAGTCGGTGCTGGCGATCCAGACCCAATTCGCCAACGAGCGGCACTACGAGGTGCTGGCCAAGGCCAAGCGCATGGCGGCCGGGAATCAGCAGACCTTTGATTTCGCCTACGCAACCCGCGGCGCAGCCTTGGTGCGCTCGGAAATCTGGCAGGACTTCGCCTCGGTGCTCGGTGCCGTGGATCAGCAGATGGCGGTCGACACCCTCAACCACGGTGTCACGCATCTGTACGTCGGCAAGTTCGTCGCCGCACAATTGATGTCGATGCCTTCCACGATCTTCCAACCTTCCGGCATCTCGGCGCGGCCCGGCATCTACCGCTTGGGACGGTTGTTCGGGCGCTATGAGGTGTACTACACGCCGCACCTGATCACCGAAGCGGCGAACGGTTCGAGCGGCGAGATCCTGTGTATCGGTCGCGCGACCGATGTCACCCGCAACCCGTTCGTTTTGGGCGATGCCGTGGCACCGACCGTGATCCCGTTGGCGGTGAACGCCGATCTGCGCTCCGGCGCCGGGTTCTACGCGCGCAACTTCACCGCGGTCAACCCGCATGGCCCGAGCGCGATGGGCGCAGCCAAGATCAACGTCACCAACCTCGTCTAAGGAGATCGAGCGCCATGAGCAATACCTTGATTCTCGGCGCTCCTTCCCTTCGCGGGGAGGATGCGCGCGACACACTCGATGCCCGGCTCGCCGGGCTGAAATTCCCGTTGACGGTGCGGGCTGCAAACAAGCTGCCGTCGCATCAGAGCTTTCCGGGCGCCGGCGGGCTGTACCTGCGTGCCTCCGGGCACCCGGCAAGCGAGGGCGATGCAACCCTTTCGGATCGCGATGCGTTCGCGCGCTTCGTCTCCGACGTGCAGGCCATCGCCACGCTGAACAACGCGGCAATCGCGATGGAGATCACGCTCCCCGCTGCGCCGCAACCCAAGCCAGCGGCTAAGCCCAAGCCCGCAGCGAAGACGGAGTAATCACCGATGCCTGTATCCTTCGTCCGCAACCTCGGGCGCGCCCCGGGCGTCCAGCTTAACCCCCTGGTCGATAACTCGCAGCGTGCGACGCGTCTGATCGGAGATCGCTCGTTCGGTATCCCGATGCGCACGACGCGCGGGCGAATCGATCGCGCGTTCTCGGTCGAATTCAATACCCTGCAACAGAAGCTCGGTCCTGCCGAGACGATTCGGATGAACGCGCTCAACGAGGCTCGCGCGCAACTGCACGAGGCCCTTGCGATCTCGGGCGGATCGGCCGTGGTGAGTCGTCTGGTGCGCGCCGATCAGGCCCACATCAGTTGGGCCGTGCTGGTGCGATCCGATCCGGTCGAGCCCGCAACCGCCAACGTGTTCACCTACGGCACGAGCGCGGATGCGATCGTCGAGGAAGACAACGCCATCAAGAACGCCGCGGGCGCGGACCTTCCTGCCGCCGATGCGGTTGATTGCGTGCTTCGCATCAAGCACCTCGAGTGCCACAACGACGGTATCAGCGTGTCGGTTTGGGCCGAGCCGGTGAGCGTCGGAGGTGTGGATCAATCCACCAACGTGCTGCATGTGCGGGTGTCGGACGCGGACAATCGCGCGCTGATCTACGTCGTCGGATCCACGAACCCCGACGCCAAGGACGACTACGGGCGCAGCTACTACCTGCCGGATGTCTTCGCGCGGCTCTCGGATGCCTACGAGGTCGAGGTTGTCCCCAACTTCGCGTTCGCGCCCGATGACGCGCTCTACGGCTACAACCTGGACGGGCGCGAGAATCGCCTCACGTCCGCGCTCCTCTCGGTGTTCACCGAGGGCGATACCGCATACGTGATCGACGACTATCAGCTCGCCATCGACAGGCTGTATCGCGCCAACGACGATTTTGCGTATCTCGCCTCCGGCGGGTCGCAGTCCGCCGCCCTGCTGCTGCAACTGTCTCGGCTTGCGTTCGAGACCAATCGGCAGTTCCGCTTCGATGTTCCCGGTACGCTCGGCGTGGAGTCAGCCATCGCTTTTGTCGAGTCGCTGAACATGCAGGCCGTGCAGGAAGCGCACTTGATGCAGGCGTTTTGGGCGCCGGTGAAGTCGATCGATCCGTCCGGCGTGAATCCTGATGGCTATTTCGGCACGGCGATGCTCAATATCGCGATGGCCTGTCGGCGCAACATCACGACCAACACCAAGGGTCTTGCGCCGAAGCATTACCCGATTGCCGGTCGTTCGCACCCGGTCCCGCGCTCGGGGCTGCGTCAAACCGTCGCGCTCGGCGAGATGGACCTCAACTCACTCGAGCGCATGCGGATCAACCCGGTCGTGTTCGATGCGTTCTCCGACGGCTCGTTTTGCGTCTTCCGCGATCAGGTCACGCAGGCGCCGGTGGATAACTCGCTGCGCAAGATTATCTCGGTCGTGGACATGGCGACCGACATCGACGATCGCGTCACCCGTTTTGCAAAGGATCTGATCAACAGCTTCCCGATGTCGACGGCGGCGCTGCGGATGTCGACGTTCCTGCAGGACTTGTTCAGTGCCGCGGAAGCATCCGGGTGGCTGATCCCGTCCGAAGACATGGCAGGGGCTGCGTTTATGTTCTCGGCCAACCCGAACGGCGAACGGCCCTACGACATGCTCGACGTGCGCTATACGCTGCGCTACGAGGGCGCCGTGCGGCAGATCGAAGTGACTCAAACCCTTTCGCGCTAGGAGATCCCGATGGAACTGCGTGACTATTTGCTCGGCGCGATCACCCAAGCACCGCGCGAGAAACCCGATGCAGCGCTGGACAGTGCAGTGGCACTCGACAACGCAGCCTGTACGCACATGGAGCAGTCCATGTGTTTGCACGCGGCATCCGTGCTCAACACGTTTGCCGAGACGACGGACGAGGATCTCGACGCCGGCGAGTCGCTTGCCGATCGCCTGCTGGCTTTGTTGGTCGGCATCGTGGACCGCGACGACGATCAAGACCTCGACGACGACGAGCAAGAACAGCTCGGTATCGCGATGGAAGCCGCCGAGCGCTACATGGTTGCCAACGGGGTCGACCCGGAGGATGCCGCGGACCTGCTCGATAACTGGACCGACGACGCAGCCTCTCGGGTGCGCGACGCGCTCGCCGCCGGGCTACCGGAGGGCGAGGCCGCGGACGACGCGATCTCGGGTTTTGCGTTCGACGTGGAATCGACCGAGGCGGTCTTCGATGCCGCGCGCAAGAACATGGTGGTGTTTCAGAACGGCAAGAAGGTCGTGAAAAGCCGCCGCATCTCGGGGCCGCCCAAGCGCCTGTCGCCGAAGCAGCGGGCCGCATTGCGCAAGGCGCAGAGCAAGTCCAATAGCTCTCGGGCCAAGCGCTGGCGTGCGGTATCGGTGAAGAAGCGCATCAAGTCGGGCATCGGCATGAAGCGCAAGTACGCCTAGCACAATGGGCGCCGAGCATGGGCTCCTCAACGAGCACCTGATCGCGTCCATCTACCCGGTGAATCGCAAGGGTCTCTCCATCGGTGGCGAGACCCTTCGCGTGCCGATCACCGAGGCGACGATGGAGGTCTCGCTTGCGTGGCAGTCGCCGTTCGAGGCAATGGGGCCGGAAGCGACAAGCCCGACGCTGTTGGCGATGGTGCAGTCCGGCGCCGCGGCTGATCTGATCGGTGCCATCGGTGGTGCTTTCGAGCGATTTCTCGGCATTGGCGGTGGCGCATTGGAGGACTTTATTTCCCAGGGCATCGGACGCACCGGGCTGACCAAAATGAACAGCACACAGGTCTTCACCGGCATGCCTCCGCTGAAGATCAACGCGACCTTTCTCTTTCGGGCCTGGGGCGATGCCAAGCGCGAGGTGGAGGAGCCGTTCGATACGCTGATGGGATGGGCGCTGCCGCAGTGCTTGCAGAAAGACAGCATCTTGACCGGGCTGATCAGCGGAACCCCTCCGTGCGCAAGCGACATCGGCGCGGCCTTCGGTCTGGCCAACCTGCTCCCGAGCTTAACCCCCAAGATGGTGGGCCTCACCTACAAGGGCCGCACCTTCAAGCCGCTTGTCATCGAGTCCGTGGGCTACCCGATGGATTCCCCGATCACCGCTGACGGCTACCACACCGAGTTGTTGGTTCCGTGCACGCTCGCCACCTGGCAGGCCTACGACGCGGCCGATTGGTCGAGTCTGCGCAGCTTCAAACTCTGAGGCATTGATGATCCATTTCCCCGAGATCCGCGCCCGCGGCTTCACGCTGCGACTGCGCGAGCTGACGATCGGACAGGCGATCGACATCGCCTTGCGTCCGGAGCATCTCGACCAGGCCAACACCACGGCCTTTCTGCGTTTTGCATCCGTCGATCCCGAGACCGATCCCGCGCGTTGGCGCGTCGGCGAGCGCACGCTTGCGGTTGCGCACTATCTGGCGTGCGTGCTCAACGATCCGGATTTTCAGGTCGGCTCTGGCGTGTACTCGGACTATCTTGTTCCGGAGGTTGCGCCGGTTCCCGAGTCCGTCGATCTCGGGGAGATCCTCGGCGAGACCTGGCGGATGCGGCATCTCGACGGACGGCTTGCAGAGGCCATCGAGCGCATGGACCTTGACCCGCTGCTCGGGCGCGCGAAGTGGATTGCAGGCTTGGCCGCAGGGCAGATGTACCGCGAGGGCGAGGATGCGCCGGCAGATATGACCGACGGCGAGCTTGACGAGTGGATCGAGAAACGCTCGCGCGAGTTATGCGCGCTTCCCGAGAGCGAGTTCGAGGCGATGTTGATCGGGTACTTCCGCGGGCGCGACGCGCTGACGCACCTCTTCCGCTTCGATGCCGACACGCAGGGCTTGGTCTGCCTCTCCGACAGGGAGGACGCCGGGCTGCCCCCGGCGAGGTTTTCGGTTCGCGCCAACCTCGGGCCATGGGCGCGCGCAATGGCGCAACGACCTGACTGAGCTTGCCGCGGCACTGTGCCTGTACCGCGGGGCTGCGTCCATCAACGAGGCGATGGGCGTCACGCAAAGCGATGCAAGCGAGTTCTTCGCTACGAACGCCTTCGGCAAGCATCGCGATTGGATCGGCGCCGAGTCCAAGATCCAGGTCGCCGTCGTGGAGCGTCTGAACGGCGTGATCCGGTCCATCGGCGCGCTGGCCAAGCGGATGTAGGAAAACCGCGCCAAGGCGCGAATCGCGCGAGTCATACCATGATCCCGTCATCCAAATTCGACGAGGATCTATCGCCATGGCGGTTACGCGCGCATCGGTTATCAAAGGGTTCCACGACGCCGCACGCCTGTCGGGCGATAAGCGCGTTGCCGCAGACTACAGCCTGCAAATCGACGGCTACGAAGACAAGTGGCTGTTCTGCAAGTCGCAGTTTTGGCCCGAGCTGACGCCCGGCGAAGGCATTGAAGTGCCGACCCCGCTCGGCTCGGGCATGTGGCAACCCTCGCAGTGCAAATTCCACCAGCAGTCTCAGGTCACCTTCCAGGAAAGCACCGACGGAACCATCACCAAGATGTTCCAGGACATGCTGATCTGCAAGGACCAGACCGGGACCGCGCGGTTCAACGCATGGGTGTACTACGGCACCCCGGAGTCGTTCATCCAGCGCGCCCGCATCGAGCATGCCTTCATCACCGCGGAGCCCATCGAGACCGATTGGGAGAACCGCACGCAGCTCATCACGATCCCCGCAACCATCTTCTTCCACTTCTACGGCCAGACCGAAGAAGGCGCCGGCACGCTCTGCGGCGGGTAACGGGCGATGATTCTCGACACCCACAACCCGGACATCGGGCAGACGTGGACCCAGGTGGCGGCGGACGGCGTTGCATTTCTGCTCGCTGTTGCCGGCCCCGGCGTGCTCGAAGTTGCCGCAACGGCTGCTGATGCCGAGCCTGCCGAGGGCGTGGTGGCCGGATATGAGCTTGCGCGCATGAACCGCGAAAGCCTCTCGCGCGCGGATCTTCCGGTCGGGTTCCTTTGGGCGCGTGCGCAGCCAAGTGGTGCCGTGACGAGCATCAAGGCCGTGCTCACGACCTGGGCCGAGTAGCGCCACGGTGCATACGTTCCGGCGATTCGCGCGGTTTGCGGGGCTCGGGCGCGAGCGCGGGGCAAACCGCACGTCGAACCCCCTCATCCCCGCCGTCCTCCTCACCGCCGACGGCTGCTACGTCGAGACCTCGGACGGCTGCATCCTCACGATTCGGGCGCGTGAGTCCGAGACGACCATCGAAGAGATTCCGGAGCCCGCCTGATGTCCGAAGAACGTTGCAAAGTCGAGTCAGCCCTGACGAGCGCACAGCTCGCCGAATACCTCGGCAATCTCCCGGCAACGAACGGATGGGCGCCCGTGCTCGCCATCGAATCAGACGGCGAGCGGCGCGTGTTCGCGGTGACGTGGGCGGGAGGCACGGGCACTGCACCTGCTGACGGCTACGTCGGCGCTGCGGGCATCGTCGCGCTGATTGCGGATGCCGTGGACGTGCGCGGGGCGGCGGGTGCCGCGGCGACCGACGCCGATGCTTACGCGACAGCCGCGCAAGGCGCGCTTGCGCAGACGGCCGTTCAGCCGCCTGACGTCTCTACCGTGACGATCACCGCCGGCGCTATCGCCACCCCGCTCGACAGCAACCACTACACGCTGCAGCTCACCGAGGATGTCTCGGCCGGCTGGAGCGCACCCATGCCCTCCGGCGCGGACGCGTCGACCCAGGTCTATTGGGCGTCGCTCGACATCCTGCCCCCCGAGTCCGGCGGGCCGTTTGCGCTGTCGATCCCCGGTGATTGGGTGCAGACAGGCCCGCTCGACACGATCGCGCTGGAAGCCGGGGACGACCCGATCACCGTCGTGCTGCGCACATGGGGCGCATCCAAAATCGCGTACTGCGCAGGATGGGCGACCCTGTGACGACGTTCCAGCAACGCTGGGCTGCAGCGACTGCGCTTTGCGAGCGCCCAAACGACATCGGCGTGCCCGGAGAGCGCGGGTTCGGAGTCGGGCTGTACCCGTCCCCGCGCCTACCGAGCGGGTTCTCGGAAATGGCCGGAACGCGCGACCGACGCTCGCCAAACTTCGGCAATTACCATTACAGCGACGGCTCCGTCATGGTCTGGCGGCCGGCTTTCTACTATCGGATCGGGCACGCGGACAACCCGACGTTTGCGGCATACGGCGCAAATTCGATCGACATCCAGCCCGAGCGCGCGTTTGTCTCGCGCGCCGAGGCCGCGGCAGCTGGCTACGCCCTGCATCGCGCGTTCATCAACGGCGGCGAGCAGATGCGCGGCTTCATGCTGGACAAATACCAGTGTTCAAACAACGGCGGCATCGCCAGCTCGATCAAGAACGGAAACCCGCTGTCGAGCTCCGGCGCGCACAACGGGTTTTCTGGTCTTGCCGGAGCGCCAGGAAATAACTACGCGGGCGCGCTGGATGCCGCAAAGACGCGCGGGGCGCAATTCCATTGCGCGTCACGATTCCAGTTTACTACCGGGGCCATGATCTCGATGGCGCACGGCCAGCGCGCGACCCTGGAGACCTGCGCATGGTTCGACGGAACTGGCGAGAAAAACTACCCCAAGGGCAACAACAATAATGCGTTGCGCGATGTCGACGACACATCCGTCGTCTACATCACTGACGGATACTCAAGCTGCGGAAAAACAGGCTCGGCAAGCCCGTTCGCGAAGACGACAGATAACGGGCAAGCCTGCGGTGTTGCCGACCTCAACGGCAATATGTGGGAAATCAACACGGGGATGACCCGCCCCGGCTCCAGTGCTGGCGATGCGGCACTGCAGAACGACGCAGCGGCATTCTATATCCTGAAAGAGTCTGTAGATGTCAATGCGCTTGCCAGCGGATGGAATGCCGGCGAGACCGGCAGTATGGCTGCGTGGGGCGATGCTGCTCATCTGGCGACACTTTACGATCCGACCACTCTGGCGCATATCGGGAGCGGGTCAGGCTGGGCCCGCTTCGGAAACGGAGGCAATCAAGTACTCGACCACGCCACGACCGAAGACGGCTATCGAATAACAGGCGCCGGAATTTATCTGCCGACGGGAAAAAGCGGTGGAGGATCTGCGCTGTTCGGTATTGACGGACTATATGAGTACCACCGCGCCAACATGTGCCTGCTCTCCGGCGGGTACTGGTACAGCACGTCGTACGCCGGCGTGTGGGCGTTGAGCCTGGCCTCCGACCGCGCGGGCTCGCTCGTCTCTGTGGGTCTGCGGGCCTCCGCCTATGTTTGAATGTCAAGCCGCGCGATAGCGCGGCGGGTTACTCGATGGGAACACACAGCCAGGCGCTACTGGATCAAAAATACATCGAAATGCTTAAGCTTCTGAACATCTACCTGAACCATTTCCCTAAACACGAGAAATATGCGTTGTGCTCGCGGATCAGGAATACCGCGTACGGGCTTTACGATCTCATCACCGAGACGCAGAAGCGTTATCACAAGAAGACAACGCTGACGGCAATGGATATTATGCATGAGCAATTGCGCATGCAAGTCAGGCTTGCGTATGAGCTTGGATACTTCAAGTTCCGAGACGGAAAGGAGGTTGCAGGGCAGGCTGAAAAACATGCATTGCATCGACTCACGACGATCGAGGCGTTGGTGGACGAGATCGGCCGCATGATCGGCGGATGGATCGTTTACGCGCGACAGCAGGAAAAGGGCGGCACACCGACATGTGCCTGATCTCCGGCGGGTACTGGAACAACACGTCGAACGCCGGCGTGTGGGCGTTGAACCTGAACAACAACCGCACGAACTCGAACGTCAATGTGGGTCTGCGGGCCTCCGACTATGATGCCACCTCAAGGCCCGCAGCTCGGGTGCAGTGGAGTCATAGGGATGTGTCGTCCTGCTTGTGTCCGGAAATGCTCCGGCTCAGGCGAAATCGGCAACACGGCCCCCTTTTCGGTAGCTTCGGCGAAGACCAGGGGGCCGTTCAGTCATGAATCGAACCGGCGGGCTTTTCGATCAATGCTTCGGCACGGACAGCTTATTCGATGCATACCTGAATGCACGCCGCGGAAAGCGGGCCAAGCGGGCTTGTTTTGGATTCGAGCGACGCCTCGGGTCGAACCTCTCGGCACTGCACGCTGAATTGCATTCAGGGGTGTATTGTCCGCAGCCTTATTACACGTTCCACGTCAAGGAGCCGAAGCCGCGGCTGATCCATGCGCCCGCCTTTCGGGACGTGGTTGTGCAGCACGCCATTTACAACCGCATTTACCCGATCTTCGATCGCACCTTTGTGGATACCTCCTTTGCATGCCGCAAGGGAAAAGGCACCCATCGGTGCGCCGATTACGTGCAGCAGGCCATGCGACAGTACGGGGATGATCGCTACAGCCTGCATCTGGATGTTCGGCGGTTTTTCTACACGATCGATCGCGACATCCTGGGCGAGTTGATTGCGCGCAAGATCAAAGACCGTCGGCTTCTTGATTTGATGGCGCTCTATGGCGATCACGGCGAGCCTCTGGGTATCCCGATCGGCAACCTGCTCAGTCAGCTCTACGCCCTGATTTACCTCAACCCGGCCGATCATTTCGCCAAGCGCACCCTGAAAGTCAGGCATTACGCGCGCTATGTCGATGACATGGTGATGATCGGCCTGACGCGCGAGCAGGCTTTCGATCACCGAGACGCCATGCGCGAGTATCTTGCGCAGACACTGCGCCTGTCGCTTTCCAAGGCCAGCATTGCGCCGCTTCGCCGCGGCTTGAATTTTGTGGGATACCGCACTTGGCGCAGTCGACGATTCGTGCGCAGGCATAGCCTGCATCGCTTCGGGCGCGCATTGAAAGCCGGGCATGTCTTGAGTCTCAATAGCCTCATGGGCCATGCCGTGAACACCAGTACACATAAGCATTACTGCGCGCGGATCCGCGCGGAGCGCCCTGACCTGATTCGCCAATTACCCCATTACGAGGTGCCGAATGGGCTACATGACTGCAGAGCATGAATTGCCGCCAAGCCACATTCTGCGCGACGGCCTACGCCACCCGGTGGCCCCGCTGATCCGTCGCGAGGACATTCATCGCCTCGCGCAATTGGGCGTGCTGCGGCACGTCACGGCCGACGGGCCGGCTCCACTGGGATACGGGCCGTGGCAATTGGCAGAGGATGCGCTGGGTGTGCATTACGTGCGCGAGCCCGTCGGTGCGCCGGAAGAGCGCTCCGATGCGATTGCAGCGCAAGCCGCAGCAGCTCACGAGGCGATGCTCGATAACCTTGAATGCACTCGGCTTCAGGGTAAGTTGGCGCTTATTCAAGCTGGACTCTGGGATCAGTACGAAGCGCTGATTGCAACGATGCTCCCGACAATGACGGCGGCTCAGCGCGTATTCGTCGAAGATGCGCAGATATGGAAATTCCGAGACCCAGTGCTTCAGGCATTCGCCGCGTCGATCGAAGGGCTTGGCGAGGCGGAATTGATCGCGCTGTTCGAGGCGGCGAGGACGCTATGATCCTCGTCCCGACATGGCTCGCCATCATCGGAGGACTTAGCCTGTTGTTGCAGGCTGTCGCCCTTGCCGTGCTCGGGTATTTCATCGTGCGCGATCTCATCAAATACGGGCGTGGCGATGAATAGGCTCTACGTTGCGCTCATCGTCGCGCTGGTTGCGGGCGGTTTTGCCGGGTTGAGCTATTTGACGGAGGCATTGCGATGACCGACCGATCCGAATCCGGCTTTTCCGGCATCCTCGACACCATCATCGACACCCACCGCGAGGCCGAGCGCACGCGAAAACTGTGGGCGCGGATCTGGGCCGTACTCGCGCTGTCGATTGCCGTGCTGTCGTGGAGCGCTTGGTACAGCGTTGCACATGCAGAGCCGGTGCCCGCGTATCAGGGCTGTACGCTCGCGTGGGATTACCCGGATGACGCTCAGGCGCAGATCGGCGGATTCGGCGTGTTCGTCGGGGATCGAAGGGCAGCGGCTGCCAAGCCTGAAGCGCGCTCGGTGCCGTGCGACGACCTCGGGCTGACGTTCGGCGAGACAGTATTGCTTAAGGTCAGGGCATGGGGCTTGAATGGTGGGCATTCGGAATGGGCGACGCTCGAAGCGACTTATCTGCCGACGCCCGTGGTGGCACCGCCGACGCGTGTTCGGCTGCAATGGGAATGGGAGTAGGAACCGTGATTGGGCCGCAGCGCATTGATACACCATCAAGACCCGAGCGGTGACGCATCGCGACTATCTTCGCCGCATCGTTGGATTCGCGCTCGAGTGGGCGCGTGATGTTTTCGCGGCTCGCGAGCCGGATCCGCCAGCCGAAGCAGACCCGCAGACAGATAGGATCACGACAATGAACGTCTCGCCGCGCGGGCTCTACGCGCTCGCAAGTCACGAGGGCATCGTGCCCGGACCCTACCGGGATTCGGTCGGCGTGTGGACCTACGGGGTCGGCCATACCGCAGCCGCGGGCGAGCCCAACCCACGCAAGATGGCGCGCGGGATGCCCGATGATCTGGACGGCGAGATCGCCCGCGCGCTGCGAACCTATATCGTCGACATCGAGCGCTATGCCGCGGACGTGCGCCGGGCGGTGCGGGTGAAGGTCTCGCAGGAGCAGTTCGACGCACTGGTGAGCTTCCACTACAACACCGGCGGGATCGCGCGTGCGGAACTGACAAAGCATCTCAACGCGGGCCGCGTCGCGTCTGCCGCGAGAACCTTTATGGGCTGGCTCAAGCCGATCGAGGTGCGCGCCCGCAGAGAGGCCGAGCAACGCCTGTTCCGCGACGGCACTTATCCGCGCGATCCGGTCCCGGTTTGGGGCGTTGATGCGTCCGGGCGCGTGCAGTGGCGTGCCGTCAAACGCATTGCGCAAGCCGAATTCCTCGCTCTACTCGAACAGCACAAGGAGATCCGCCCGTGAACGATCGTTTCCCCACCGGGCGCTTTGCGCAAGAGGTCCGGGATCTGCAAGTCGAGCTGAATGCGCAGGGCTACGGCCCGGTGCAGGTGGATGGCTGGTTCGGGCCTGCAACCAAGGCCGCGCTTGCCGATCGCGATGCCGATTTGGCCGCAACACCATTGCCCGCAAAACCCTGGTGGAGAACCGATCGCGCGCGCGGGTTGCTTGTGGCTGCACTTGGCACGGCGGCGCTTTTCGTTCCCGCTTTGCGCGAGGTCGATACGGCCTACCTCGTCGAGCTGATTTGGCTCGGGCTCGATCAGGCTGATCAAATCGTTACCGTTGTCGGCGCCATCATTACGCTGTTTGGCGGCGCTTGGAGTGCGATCGGCGCAGCCAAAGCAAAGGCGCCGATCGACGCGACCCTCGTGGCGCGCGTGAAAGGGCGCGACATCCGCATCGGCAAGGCGCCGGACGCGCTGAGCATGGCGAAAGGCGCGTTCGGCGGCGACTGAACGGAAAACCAAGGCGGCGAAGGCGCGCGACCATGCTCAAATTGATCGCATGCGCAACGGCGTCCTGTTTGCTCGCTCTGGCTGTGACGATGTGTGTCTCAGGCTGCGCCGTGACGCACTGCCGGCCCAATCTGCGACCGAATCCCGAGATTCTTTCTGGCGCTTCGTCGGTTGAGTTGAGCATGTTGCAGACGATGATGATGTTCGGCCCGTTCATTCGTTGCGAGGTGGAATGATGCAAATGATCCTGAATAGTGTTCTGTTTATTTTGCGCTCGCTGATTACCGGGCCAATCTATGCGCGTATCGAGACACTGGTCTTGACCTTCATGCACGCGGAAATGCGCGAAGGCGAAAGCCAGCGCGAATTCAACGATCGTCGCAAAAACATGGTTGTTGATGCCGTCAAAGAGGCATGGCCGATGGTTCGGACGGCGCTTATCGAGGCGG